GATTGTTGCACAAGTGAACAGGAAAAAAAAGAATTGGAACAAATAAAAAAACGTACATTGCATCAATACTATGTACGCATAATAAAAGGAAATTAAACGTGTTTTGTTGCACACACCCGTGTGCAGTTTGTTTAGGGTGCAAAGATCAAACGAGATTTTGCACCCTTTTTTTTTTGAAAATAATTGCAAAAAAGTATTGTTAATGTAAATTAAATTTGTATCTTTAACGTATAGAAACAAACAAACAAACAAACAAACAAAACGAAACATGACAACAATAAAAACATTCAACGGATCACAAAATGATGCAACATTTTACATCCAATCAAAAGGGAACAAAGCAGGTCAACCATTGACACAACCAATTCCAAATTGTTTTGCAGTTTATACAGATGTGCAAAATGCATTTGAAATTGTTTATGCATTGTACACGGCAAAAGCATTCAAAAATTTCATCATTGGATCCGTGATACCATTTATCAGAATTGATGCAATGAAAAAAATTGTTTTACCTGCATTTGATAGAGCATTTGACACAAAGAAATTGAACGCAATTTGTGCAATTGATCAAAACATTGCAAACCTTGAAAAACAATTGGAGTTGATGAAACAAATGAAACAAGCAATTGCCGGTGAAGTTATCCGGTAATTGCAAATAAAATGGCGATATATTAATTAATTTAACAAATCAAAACAAACATGTATTTAATTTTTGACACAGAAACAACAGGATTTTTCAAACAAATCAAACCGGATCCAAGTGATCCGGCAAATTATCCACACGTGATCCAATTAGGTTTCATTTTGATGGATGCACATTTTGAAGTGGTGCAAACATATTGTGAATTGATCCAACCGGATGGATGGGCGATACCAAATGAATGTTTTTGGATTCAAAACGGTTACACAACCGAAAAATCAAAAAAGTACGGAATACCAATTGAAGAAGCATTGACCGCATTTTGCAAAGCGGTTGACAGGTGCAACACGTTAATTGCACACAACATGAAATTTGATCATCCGATAATGACCGCAGAAATGAAACGGCACAACATAATGCCAACAAAAAAACCGGATCACAAAATTTGCACAATGGAAGGATCAAAGCAATTTTGCAAAATACCAAACAAAAACGGCACCGGCATCAAATACCCAAAGTTGATGGAATTGCACATGGTGTTGTTTAAAAAAGGTTTTGAAAATGCACATGATGCATTGGAGGATGTCAGAGCAACAATGAAATGTTTTATTTCATTAAGAAAAAAGAAAATAATTTAAAAATAAATGCAAAAAAGTGTTGTATATGTAAATTAAATTTGTATCTTTACAGTGTAAACGAAACAAACAAACAAAACTTTTTTTATTATGTATTTTCAACTTTTCATCACAAACAGATCAACACAAAAGAAATCACAATTTTCATGTGATACATTCCAAGAAGTTCAAGAAGTTGTTGAACAAAGAAACCCAAAATTTGTATCAATTGAATATCATGATTGTTCCGGTTTGGTTGGTGTTGCATACAAGTATTTTGATTTCATGAAAGATCAATACATAACGTATAAAAAAATTAAAAAATAAATGCAAAAAAGTGTTGTTAATGTAAATTAAATTTGTATCTTTATATAAAGAAACAAACAAAACAAAACAACATGAAAGCAATTAACATTTTAATATCACAGATCGAAAAATTAGAAGCAAAAAGAGATGCAGGAACAATGACAATGGATGAAGAAACATTGTTTTGCAGATTGATTGAAAAAGTTGAAATACTAATTTATAAATAAAAAAGCCATGTTTGCAAACCATTCAATTGAGGAACTAAACAAAATCATGTGTGATGCCGTTGGTGTTGCACATGATCAATACGAAAAAATGTCATTTGCAGATCAATCAAAAGTACGTGCAAAATACATGAAAAAGGTACACGGAAAAAAACAGATCCAACACAAATGATTGGCGATATATTGTGTATATTTGAAATCAACAAAAACACGGTTTGAAAACTTGAAGGTTTTGGATCCTGTTTTATTGGCATCAATTGGTGCCATTTTTTTTTGCTTTTTTTTTGAAAATAATTGCATAAATGTATTGTATATGTAAATTAAATTTGTATCTTTATATAAAGAAACAAACAAAAACAAAACAAAATGAGCAAAGTATTTTTAGTAGTAGAAGGTAGAAATTTAGAAACAAACAAACCGGTGATCATTCCAATGATTGCATCAAATCCGTTCATGATGGCGATTAGATATAATCAATTTATCACACGTAACATTTGGATTGAATCATGGAGTATGGCAACAGTAAATGGAACAGGTGGAAATGCGCACCCATGCAATGCCGGTGCATATTTGCATGAATGGATGGAAGAATTAACAGGAAAAAAACTTTAAAAAAAAGATCAAAAAAACTTGTAGATACAAATTTAATTTGTATCTTTAAGTATTGAAAGAAACAAACAAACACAAAAACAAAACAACATGACAACAGAAGCAAAAAATTACCACGTAGCAAAAGAGATCTTAAACCAATTAGGAGGAAACAGATTTGCAATGATGACAGGATCAAAAAATTTTGGTGCAAGTGAAAACAAATTATCAATGCAGTTGACACGCAATGCATCCGGTGCAAATTATTTGACAATCACATTAACACCAATGGATGTGTACACAATGGAATTTGTGAGTGTAAGAGCAGGAAAACGAACAGTGAAAAAAGTTGTTGAAAATGTTTACAATGACATGTTGGTGAAAATGTTTGAAAATGAAACCGGATTGTACACAAGGTTGTAAAAATAAAAAACGGCATCCAATTGGGTGCCGTTATTGTTTCCGGTAATGACCGGCGATATATTGTGTAAAAAATTACAACATCAACAATGCACGTTTTTCATCATCACTCAATTCAATACCTGCCAATGTGATTTTGTTTAGTGCATCCGCACGTGTATTCAATGCGGTTGCCTTCATACTTTCGTCATCCTGCAAAACGGCAACATGTGAAAAATCCGGAATGATCAACAAACCTTGATCAACCAAACCAAGTTGATGTGATAGTGTTGCATACATTTGTTCAGTTTCCGGTATTATTGTATCTTGATAGGTCATGCGCATCCCTTCTTTTACATTTGCAAATGTGGATCCTTTTGATTGACTGAAAATGTGATAAGACAAGCCAAACGCATCAATCAATGCCATTTTATCTTCCGTTAATTCCTCAAACAACATCAAATCCTTTGTTGGATAACTCATTGGTGTCCAATTTACATCCGCTTCCGTGATCACCAATTGATCTTTGTTGCGTTTGATCCAATCATTTTGGATTTGATGTTTTTCTTCCGGTGTCATTGGTAATGCACCGCCCATGTCAGATTGACGTGAAGACAAAACACCCAATGCAGACATGTTTTCTAATAGCACATTTCGTTTGTGGTATTGTGCCTTAATATTAGAAAGTGGATATTTTAACGTTTTAATTCTATTTTCAGTATTGATCAAATTAATTCCATCCGGAGTATTGAAATACAACATGTCATCCAATTCAATGGTTTCCATTTTTTTGTCATCATACCAAAATTCAAATCCATCAATCAAACCACCGGCATCCATTTGATCCAAAAATTTTCCGGATAAATTGATTTTGATTTTTGGTGTTGGTAATGGCACCAACAAATTCCGGATGTCAAATGATCGTTTTGGACAATATGCAAAAGAATTGTTAAACAATCCATCATTAACGGCGATCATATACATACAATCAGACCATGATTGTGTTGGATTTGGTTTTGAAATAAGATCATACACCCATTGGTGGTCATCAACGACATTTCCATCCATGTCAACCAATTTTGGAACGGCACCGGACATCATCAATGCACGTCTATTTATTACCGTTCGCAATTCCGGAATTTCCAAATACAAATCAAAAGGTTTATTTGTGTCAACCCAAACCGCACCTTTTTCACCCCACATTTGATTGTTTTGACGGCTTAATAAATCCATAAATTTGTCGAATTTTCCGGATGACAAACCAAATACAGATGACCAAAAATTGTTTTCCATGTTATTTTGTTATTGATATTTGAACAAATTTAACTAATTTTGATGTAAAATGTTTACAATCATGCAAAAAACAGAAAACGCATACAATATAAAAACGGCACAAACATCAATAAAAGATATTGATTTGAGCAAAAGAGAGGTTGCAATTTATCTTTCAACGTTTGATGTGATTGACAGTGACAATGACATGATCAAAAAAGGTGCCTTTAAAAATTCAATTGAACAACGTGGTGCAAATTCCGGATCAAATAGAAAAATTGCATTTTTACGTCATCATGATTGGCAATGGCAAATTGGAAAATTTAACAAATTGCAAGAGGATGACAAAGGATTGTTTGCAGTTGGTCAATTAGGAACATCAACAAAGGGTGAAGATGCATTGCGTGATTATGCGGATGGAATTATAAATGAACATTCAATTGGTTTTCAGTACATTTCAGATAAAATGAAATACATTGAAGATGCAACAATTGATGGTGGTGGATATTTTTTGATCAATGAAGTGAAATTGTGGGAAGGATCGGCGGTTACATTTGGTGCAAATGAATTTACAAATGTGATTGACGTTGTAAAAAGTGCAGATGACAAACTAAATGTGATCATGAAAATTGCGGATCAAATTGATTTGGTTGGTAAAGCATTGAAACACGGCACCGGATCGGATGAAAGGTTGTACGAATTAGAAATGAAATTAAAATATTTGAATGCACGATTGGTTGACATTGCCAACATTGAACCGTTTGACATCAAACATTCAACCGTTGTTGAAGATCAAAATGTATTTGATTGGAGTAAGGTAAGTAAATTAATAAACTAAAATTTAAAAATTGTCAATTATGGCACAAGAAAACGAAATGACACCACAAGAAGTGGTTGCGCAATTTGAAGCAAAAATTGCAGAAAAAACAAATGGACTTGCAAAAGCAAGTGACATTGATGGATTGAAAAGTGAATTTGAAGCATTGAAAACATCATTTGCAGAAAAAAACAATGAAACAGTTGTTGCAGAAATGCAAACAAAATTTGTTGAATTGGAAAGTGCAATTGCAGGATTGAAAGAAAATGCAAAAGGTGAACCGGTTGCAAAAAAATCATTGTTTGACCTAATCAAAGAAAAAGGAACAAACATTGCGGACATGATCAAATCAAAATCCGGAATGGTTGAATTAGCATTGAAGGCAGTGCAAAATCCATCCGACATCACAAGTGGAACAGATTATGCACAATGGTTGAATGGTACAGTTGAAAAACCGGTACGTGCAACAAGAATCATTGATTTGTTCAGACGTACAAAAGTTTCAACAGAATACGTGAAATATCGTGAAGAAGAAACGGTGACACGTGATGCAAAAGTTGTTATTGCATGTGCAACGTCAACACACAACACGAAAAAAACGTGGATCACACGCACGGTGCAAATTTCAAAAATCCGTGATTTTGTTGATGTATGTATTGACATGATGGATGATTATTCATTTGTTGAAGCAGAAATTAAGCAATTGGTAAACCAATCAATCAAATTGACAGAAGATTATGAACTTTTATTGGGTACAGGATCAATTTTGTCAATTGATACAATTGCAAGTGAATTTCAACCGGCAAATGTTTTGGCACCATATACAGGAGCATTCACAAGTGCAACACTTGCAGAATTGACAGGAGCAATGAAAGCGCAAATTTTCACATTTGGTCAAGAACGTGCATGGGATGCAGACACAATTTTGATGAATTACAATGATTGGGTGAAATTTATGCACACGAAAAATGCGGATGGTGACTATTTATTGCCAAATTTCATGTTGACAGGAAATGCCGTGTTAAATGGAATGCGTGTTGTGACATCACCAATTGTTGCACCGAATACATTGTATGTGTTTGATAGTTCAAAAGGTCAAATTTTAGACCGCATGGCATCAACAATTGAAATGGCATACGAAAACAATGACAATTTTGAACACGAAGTTGTTACAATCAAAGCGGTTGAACGTTTACAATTCCATGTTTCAACAATTGAACGTGATGCATTCATGAAATGTTCAGATGTTGCAGGTGCGTTATTAGATATAACAAACCCATAATTTGTTGAACATTTAAAAAAACGAAGTCATGAAAGTAAGAATTTTAAGGACATACGGCAATTTGAAAAAGGATCAAATAATTGATGCCGAAGGAAACCAACGACAATTTTTGTTGGAAAATGGAATTGCATGTGTTGTTCCTTCAAAAGATTGCAATGATGGATGTGATGAATGTGAAGATTGCAAAGGCAAAAACAAAAAAAGCCAACCGGCAAAAGTTAATGCAGAATCAATGAAGGTTGAGGAAAAAAAGCAGTCAACAACAAAGAAAAAAACAACAAAAAAAACCGGATCCAACTAATAGGATCCGGTTAATATTCCAAAAACTATGAGCATATTAAGCATCACATACGCAGATTTTGGCAAGGGCAAATACGAATTGCACAAGGGCATGTACGAACAACAAAAAATTCAATCATACATTGAAAAATATGAAAGATTGTATTTGATCCAATTATTAGGTGGTCAATTGTTCAATGATTTTGTTGCGGATTTGAATGCAGGTGTACCGGTTTCACCGGAATATTTGGCGATATATAATGCGTTTGTTTATGATGGAAACTGTTGTGGTGTTGTGATTAGTGATGGAATGGTTGAAATGGTCAAAGGTTTCATTTATTTTGAATACTTAAAGGATCAAATCAACCAAGTTTGGGTGAGTGGAGTAGTTGCACCAACCGGTGAGAATAGCAACAATGTATCAACGCTAAATCAACAAATTTATACAAGGTATAACGATGCGGTGAGGATACACAGAGCAATTCAACGGTACATTTGCGACAATTCAAGCGAATACCCAAATTTTAATGGAGTTAGTAAAGCATTCACACATTGGATATGATTGAAGATGTTGCAATAATTGTTGAAGGTATAGTTGATCAAATGGACAATTCATTTGTTGGCAAATACAACATCATTGATGGAAAAACATACACATGCCACACAAAATGGGCGAGAGTAGGAAAAAAAGTCAAAGATGATTTGGGAAATGAATTTTTGATCAATGAAGTTGAACCGGATGAATACATTGTTGCAGTTTCATTGACAGATCCACAATTGACATTGGATGGATTGTGTTTTTTAACACCACCATTTTGGATCACAGGAACAAAAATTGCAACGAACCGTGAATGGACAATTGCAGGTGATCACCTTGAAAACAAATTACCATTGATTTGGATGTTGGAAGTGATAGGTGAAACCGGTTACGGCAGAGGATCGGCAATTGAACGTGACATGGAATTGCGGTTGTTTTTCTTAGATGAAACGGATCCGGCACAATATTACACACCGGATCACAGAAAACAAGTGGTGCAACCAATGCAACAGTTGATGCATGAATTTATTAATACCGTTAAACGGTTAAAGCAATTTAAAACCGTTGATGAATACAGGTACAAAACATTTTCACGTTTTGGAACAGAAAATGAAAATGGAATGTTGGAAAACGTGTTGGATGCAAATTTGTCCGGTACCTCATTAGAAATCACTTTGTCAATGTACAAAGCGAATTGCAAATGTTAAATTGAATTATTAATTTTAAATAAAAAAGTAGAAAATATGAAAGGATGTGCATGTAACGCAGGAATTTCAAACACCGGAAGACCAAATTGTGTACCGTTGTTTAGTATAACAAGTTCAATGATCATTGTGCCATTAACGGCAAATGATGGAACAAAAAACAGAATTGATTTGAATGCGCCAATACCGGTGTGGTCAGATTTAATCAATGAACCGGATGCATCAAAAAGATGGTTTCCATTACCTGCATTTGAAAATGTAGAATTGCCAAAAGCGGATAGCCAATTTGAGGAAGCGAATAGCGGAAGAATGGCATTTTTACGTCAAGGTAAAAGATCATTTAGTGGTGAATTATGGAGTGAAGATAGCACACCAACATTTTTGGGTAAACTTGAAAAAACACGTTGTGTTGATTTTGGTGTTTACTTTGTTGATGTGAATGGAAATTTGATTGGATCGGAAGTAGATGGATATTTATATCCAATTGCGGTTGATAGTCCATCATGGAATCCAACATTTATGTTTGCAACAGATAGTACAGTGCAAAAAATCATGTTGGCATTTGATGTCAACAGATTGTTTGATGAATCAACAATGTACATGATCACAAGTGATGAAGCCGGTGTTGATTTTACAACATTGGATGGTTTGGTTGATGTTGTTTTGACATTTGATGGTGCAGTTGGACAAACGGCAACGGCAGTAAATGCAGAATTTTGTTACGGTACCGCATACAATAAAATTGACTATGTTGGTGCAACAAATCCGGCAGATTGGTCAATTACAGATGGTATTGGCTCATTTGCACCGGATGCAGTAACAGAGGTAAATGATGGTGTTTATTTGTTAGATTATGCATCACAGGGATTTGGTGCAGGTGTATCATTGATGTTCAGTGTTTCACGTGTTGGTTTCATTGGTGAGGTTTCCGGTGTAACAGTTTAATTTTAAAATTTTATGATCATGGATGGACAAATAACAGTTGGAAAAACAACATTTAAAATGGAAGTGTTGCAGGGAATAACATTGACACAAGCGTATGAACGTTTTGAA